AGAAGTAATACTATATTGCCTGTGAGTTTAGCCACCGCCTTAGGGCGGTTTTTTTATGGGTAAGAATAATGGATTCTACAGAATACTTTTGGCTTACTTGGAAAAAAGAACCTAAAACCAAGCCTAAATCCAGACAGCTACCTAAAGCTACTCAAAAGTACTTAGAGGCAGAGGAAGAATTTACTGAAGCTTTAGACAATCTGGAAATTAAATACGAAAAGAAATTCCAGTTTAAATCAACAAAGCATTGGCGTTTTGATTTTCATTTAATTGAACATCGTATTTTAGTTGAAATTGCTGGCGGTCCCTGGTCAGGTGGACGAAAGGGCAAGCTGGCAACAAAGGCGTGGAGTATGGACCGTTACGATGTTGCTGAATCAATGGGATATACCGTTGTTCGGTTAGAGGCAGCACCAAGATTTAAGATTAATGAATCTGGTCCATTACAGATCCAAGCTCATTTCGCAAGCCAATGGCTTAAAAATTTAAAGAGGCAAATATTTAATGGATCAGATCAGACCATTTCCTCCAACTGATTTTATGGATCAGGCCGAAGAAGAGGAAGCACTCCGTTTAATACCTGCACCTGATTTAAAACTATGGGTTGTTGCTAATTTTCTTACGCTGGGTGGACCTTTACATAATCCAGATCACGACCATATCGCTGAGATGCTTCATGACAATGAGGGTTTCTTGGCTTTTGCATGGGCTTCTTCTGCTTATACCAGAGCTAAGCGTATGGTGCTTGGCCAATGTGAAAAGGTTATGTTTCAACAAGGTGGCTGGAAGAAAGCCCGACAAGAGCAGCAAATGCGCGACTGGTTCGGATTCGTTCCAGTTTACTTAATCACCATCGATGCAAGCTTTTGTGAAAAGGCAAACGATAGCGAGTTCTGTGCTTTGCTTGAACATGAGCTTTATCACATTGGTGTAGAACGAGACTCGGACGGTGAGATTATTTACAGTGATCATACTGGATTACCAAAGCACTATTTAGCTGGTCACGATGTGGAAGAGTTTATCGGTGTTGTTAAACGCTGGGGTGCAAATGAAAACGTTAAGCGGCTTATTGAAGTCGCTAAAAACCCGCCGTTTGTTTCTGATTTAGATATTTCGAAATGTTGTGGAAACTGCGTAATTACCTGAGCCTTGAGGCTCTTTTTTTTGGCTATTTAGGTTGACGTAGGTTGACAGGATTGAGGATATGGCGGCTCTAAAAAAGGAGGTAAAACTCTTTATAGTTCGCTCACTTGCCGTATTTAATACACCCACAGAAACTGCTGAGCTCGTCAACCAAGAATACGGGATAAAAGTTACTAAACAGCAGTGTGAGAAATACGATCCGACAAAACGGGCAGGCGAGAACCTGAGTGAAGAATTAAGAAAAGATTTTGAAAAGACTCGCGAAATGTTTTTGGGTAAGCCTGAGGCAATCCCAATTGCAAACTTAGCGGTGCGTTTACAGCGATATGAAAGCCAATATCAAAAGCACAGTAGAAACCGTGTAGCAGCTTTAAGCATTCTTAAGCAAGCTGCTGAGGACATAGGCGGCAAGTACACGAATAAGACTGAAATTACAGGCGCTGGCGGCGGTCCATTACAAAGCGAAAACATTACCTATGTGACTGCTACCGATGAGCAGGTAAGGCAGGCGATAGATGAACTCGAGAACGAATATTGATCCTGTTAAAACCAAAGCTAAGCGGATCAAATGTGAGAAAGAACATTTATTTTTCACACGAGCATTTTTCTTGCCTCGCATGGGTTTTAAGTTTTCGGTCAATTGGCATCATGAATATATTGCCGACAAGATTGATGAGGTTATAGCTGGCAAGGTTAAAAACCTAGTTATTAACGTTCCACCCGGAAGCGGTAAGACTGAACTACTCACAAATCTTATTGCCCGTGGTATAGCTCGTAATCCTCGTTCGCGCTTTTTGTATTTGTCTTTCTCGCAATCACTTGTAGAGGATGTATCTGCAACAGCAAGGAACATTGTTAAGTCAGAAGACTTTCAGAGTTTATGGCCAGTAAAGATTTCTACCAGTACGGATGCTAAGTCTAGCTGGAAAACAACAGTAGATGGTTACGATGCTGGTCATGTTTATTCTGCATCAATGGGTGGGCAGGTCACGGGTCGCCGTGCTGGTACATTAGCTAATGAGGGCTTTACCGGTGCCATTATTCTTGATGACCCATTAAAGCCTGAGGATGCATTTAGCCAGACCGCTAGACGTAAAGCTAACCGTAAGATCCTAAATACGGTCAACTCGCGTAAAGCTAAATCTGATACGCCAATTATTCTGATCATGCAGCGTTTGCACGTTGAAGATCCGACTAACTTTGTGATGACAGGTAATGTACCTGGTGAGTGGGAACAAATCAGTATTCCCGCACTTATTGATGATGAGTACATCAGTAAGCTACCAGAGCACATACAGCGCAAAATTCCACGTGATGTTGAACGTGATGAGAAAGGCCGTCAAAGCTATTGGCCATTAAAAGAATCTTTACTTTCATTGCTGCAGCTGGAGAATGGCGGGGAAGATAAAGACGGCGCCACAGTGTCACGCTACACATTTGCAAGCCAATACATGCAAAACCCTAAAAAGCTGGGTGGTGATCTGGTTAAGGCTGAATGGTTCCCACGTTATCTAGAGCTACCTGTTCTTAAATGGCGTGCAATATGGGCCGACACGGCTCAGAAGACTAAAGAGCATAATGACTTTTCAGTGTTCTTATGTGCAGGACTTGGCTATGACAATAACCTTTATATCATTGACGTGAAGCGTGGCAAATGGGAAGCACCCGAGCTATTGAAAGAAGCAAAAGCTTTTATCAATAAACATAAGGACAGTAACACAAAGATCGGCAAGCTTCGTTATATGGCTGTAGAGGATAAGGCGAGTGGTACCGGTTTAATTCAGTCCATATCTAAGCAGACCACTTTACCAATACGTGCGATTCAGCGAAGTACTGACAAGCTATCAAGGACTATGGATGTCATTCTTTATGTTGAAGAACGCCGTGTTTGGTTGCCAGCTAATGCACCGTGGCTATTGAATTACATTGAAGAGATTGAAGGCCTTACTGCTGATTGGTCACATGATCATGACGACCAGTGGGACCCGACCATTGATGCAATTAATGATTCATTAGCCAAAAAGCCAACTGTATTTGATTAGAGGAAATTATGGCTGAAACTAAAAAGCCCGATGCAATTGGCGATGCAGGGGCATATACAAACTTTGTCTCAAATATTGGTACCGAACGTGACAAAGCTTCACACGGTTCTTTCGTTAAGAAAGTAATTCCTGATGAGCAATTAGAAGCCGTGTATCAACACTGGTTGGCTAAGCGCATCGTAAACCGTCCAGCAAGTGACATGCTCCGAGCTGGTTGGTTCTATGAAGGGATACAAGACAACGATTTATTGAAGCTTAAAGAGGCGTGTAAGGCATTTAACTTAGATGGGGTGCTCTTATCTAGTTTAGTACTTTCTCGCTTATATGGTGTTTGCTATGTGCTTCTAGGAACAGTGGACGGCGGCAACTTAGATCAACCGTTTGATTTAAACAAGTTAGGTATTGGTCGTTTAGAGTTTTTCACGGTGCTTAAGAAAAAGCACATTGAAGCTGATACCAGTAAATATTTATCGCCTAAGGAGGCAGGTGGCGTTTTAAAGCAGCCTGAATTTTACAAGCTAAAGCTTGATGGTAAATCTAACCAACGGATCCACCACACCCGCTTAATTAAATTTGGTCATGCAGATGTGGTCAATGAAGAGCCTGTAAGTGTCTTACAGGAAGTTTATGAGGATCTACTTGATCATGCTGCCGTAAAGAAAGCCACTGCTAGTCTGGTCCATGAATCAAAAATTGACGTGATTAGAACACCTAACTTGGTCGATAAGATCAAAGAGGATATGAAATCCGTAGCTGAACGTTTTCTTAGTGTCGGATTGCTTAAGGGCTTGAATGGCATGATCGTCTTGGATAAAGAGGAGGAGTATGACTCTAAATCTTATAGCTTTGGCGGTCTGCCTGACCTCATGCGTGAGTATTCGATTCAAACTGCTGGTGCAGCTGATATGCCATATACGATTTTATTCGGTCAATCACCTGCAGGGATGAATGCAACAGGCGAGCATGACACACGGAACTATTACGACAGTATTGCAACTAAGCAAATATGGTCCTTAAAGCCATTCATGATGAAGCTTTTAAGAGTGATTTGCCAAGCTACATTTGGTCGTCAGATTCCAAGTTTAGATGTTGTGTTTAACCCGTTATGGCAATTAGACGCTAAAGTCCGTTCTGAAGTTGAGAAAGCTAACGCTGAACGGGATTCCAAGTATTTAGAAATGGGCATCATCACAGAGCCACAGATAGCAAAACAGCTTGTTATTGATGGTGTTTATTCAGTGATTGATGAAAAACATATCAAAGAGCTTGAGACAATGGTGAAGCTTAATGACAACGATAATTCAGATCCTGAAACCCCACCTCCAGCAGGCGAAGAAACGTAAAAAAGGTCGTAAAGCTTCTAAGCCGAGAGCCGTGCACGTAAACCGCCGTGTAGAGCTTTATTACACACGGCAATTACTGGCTATCTCAAAATATTGTCAGGAACAAACTAAGGAATTAGTTATTCCTACAGTAGGCCAGAACATCGGAGATGCATGGTTCTCGGACATGATGACGGCCTTTAGGGAAAAGCTCACAAAGTATGTTGTTGAGATTTCTCGACCGTTGGCCACAAAGGTTGTGACTGACACCCAAAAGGAAGTGGACAAGCAAATTGCAGAGCACACCAAAACAATTATTGGTGTGGATCTCACGCCGTTCTATCGAGCTGCTGACATTCAAGATGAAGTAGATATAAACATTACGGCCAATGTCAGTTTGATAAAGTCCATTCCACAGCAATACAGCGATAAGCTTGAAGTGCTAATTACCAACGCATTGCAGACTGGACAAACCAATGAAGAGTTGGCCAAAGCTATTAAGCAATTGGGTTTATCTACTGATTATCGAGCTCGTCTTATTGCTAGTGACCAAATGGGCAAGATTAACGGCCAAATTAACCAAGCTAGACAACTTTCAATGGGTGTTGAAACTTACACTTGGCAAACGGCGAAAGATGAGCGTGTAAGGCCAGACCACCAGCATAAACAGGGCAAGACATTTAGATGGGATTCACCGCCAGACGGTGGACATCCCGGTCAGCCTATCCGATGTCGTTGCACGGCATTGCCTAATTATGAGGATATCTTGATTTAGTTGTAATATTTAAAATTATCTATATGATTTATTTAGTTAATTAAGAGTTTAGTTATTATGACTGAAGATAAAAAAGAAACTAATGAGAAATATTCCGAACTCAAAGCTGTATACAAACTAGCAATTGATACAAGAAATTTTGAAATCCATCAGCTAATTAATAGAAATAATTTTTTTATGTTATTTCAAGGTGTATTACTTGCTGCGGTTTTTAGTAATCAAGCTAGCAAACCCTTTGTTGAATTTGTAATTTGTTTCGCTGGAATATTTATTTCGTGGCATCAAATTGGGGTAGCAGCAGGCGCTAAATATTGGCAAGAATGGTGGGAACTGAAAACTAGTGAAATTGAAGATCAATTAAAAAGTGCCATTGGAGCTGATAATTTTATTTCTCTCTTCGACCTTGATCATGAAGGAAATCATAAGGAGCAAAGTAATAAAGTAATAGCCAAGATTAATAAACATTCGGGTTTTATCGACTCAATAATCAATATGCTGATACTAAGAAAATACTCTGTTAGTCGAGTACCTATCAGAAGCGGGCTTGTTTTAATGATAACTTGGATTGTTTTATTTCTTAATACGATAGATTGGAGTGTTATTAGTACTTCAATAGATTTAAGTCAACTTATAGATGGTCATTTTTTTGAAAAGACTCCTAGCCAAAGATAAGTAACCATTTAAAAAATATTTAAACCCACCATTTGGTGGGTTTTTTATTGAGCGCAATTTATGAAAACCATTTACCAATTCAAAATTGGTGACTTTGCGCCAAGCGAATCGACACGCTCATTTACCAAAGAGGGGTATCTGAAATGCGTCAATGTTCGTTTAGCTAAAGCGCCTCAAGTACGTCAGTACTATGCGTATGAGTTTCCTTCACTGGAAGGTTATACAGCAGATCAAATCATTAATGTCTACACGCCTGCAGAAGAGCTTTTCAAGCCTGTGGCTATTCAAAGCTTCAATGGTGTAGACGCTACAGACTATCACCCACCTAAGAATGAAATTAACGCATCTAACTGGAAGGATTATCACATTGGCTATTGTGAGAACGTTCGGCAGGAAGGCGATTATCTGGTGGGTGATTTGCTCATTAAAGACAAGATCAGCATTGATTTGATCCAAAGCAACGAACGGCTAGAAATGTCGCTTGGCTATGGAGCCTTATTAATCGTTGAGCAGGGTACTGCGCCAGATGGCACGCCGTATCAAGCCAAATTTATCAATTTTATTGGCAATCACGTAGCACTCGTTAAATATGGCCGTTGTGGTGGTGATTGCCGTATCGGTGACAAACAGCAAACTCCACCAAAGGGGAATAAATCAATGGAAGTAATTGTAAACGGTATCCGTTTTAACATCGGCGATAACACGCCTCTGGCCGATGCATTAAAGCAGCAACAAGAGCAGCTGGAAAACTTGAAGGCTGCAAAACTTAAAGTTGGTGATAAGCAATTTTCTATCGGTGATGAGCTTGGAGCAATTCAAGCAGTCGTAGATCAGTTGCATGCCGAAAAAACTGCTCTTGAGCAAAAAGTAGGTGATCTGGAAAAGAACCAGATGACGCCTGAAAAACTTGAACAAGCTGCTGCCGAACGTGCTGCTGTTATTGCCGATGCTAAGGCATTGGTACCAACAGTTAAAACTGAAGGCTGTACATGTGAGCAAATCAAGCGTGATGTTATTACTGCAAAAGCGGGCGATGCATTAGTAACTGCTTTGATGGGTAGCGTATCAGTAGGTGATGCAAAACCTGAGCAGATCGACACAACTTTCCGTGCACTCTGTGCTGTGAAAGGTACACATCCTTCTAATCCTGTAGGTGATGCGCTTCACCAGCAACAAAGTGTTAAAGCTGGCGATGGCAATCCAGCAGGTGGTGGGGAAGAAAAGACCTACAGCAAAGAAAACGCATACAAAGAAATCTAAGAGGATTTAAATCATGGTTAAGCAATACGATGCTGCACCGGGCATGAAATTTCACCTCATTGGGCCAGAGGATATTTTATCTTTGCCTGTGGCTGGTACAGGTTTGGTAAACGATGGTGACGTGGTTGTACGAAGTACTGACGGAAAAACAGTTTCAGCGGTAACAGGTGCAACTAACACCAAGTTTGGAATTATCGTACGTCACGGCGTAGGTAAGTCAGGCAAAACGGCTGATGGTAAAGAGGCATACAAAGCTACAGATGTAGCACCAGTTATGACCATCGGTTCGATTTACGTGAAGGTCACAGCACCAGTCACAGACATTAACGCAAAGGTATATGTCAAAACAGCTAACGGCACCACTGCAGCGCCGTTAGGTTCTTTATCCCCAACAGCAATAGACGGTACAGAGTTACCGAATGCATCTTGGGAAACAATTTCAAATGAACAAGGTTTAGCAGCTGTTCGCTTACGTGGGGCATAATAAATATGAGTAAATTGGCAGCAATGAAGCTACGTCTAACACCAGTAGCTCAAATGGTTCAGGCAAATATTGGGGATGCATTTAATATTGATGCATTAGCTCAGTTATTCGTTAAATTGGAAGAATTTAACGAAATGGGTCCTCAGCTTCAACAAGTGATGGATTACGCCAAATACATTCCTGTTAAACCTGTCAATGCCGTATATGGCGGAGGAGAAATCCTAAGCCGTAAGAAGGGTGTGGGTATGGGTAAAGATCATTCAGGAACTGGTAATGATATTCCCTTGGCTGAAGTTGAATATGATACTGTTCAATTGCCAGTGAAGGTCGGCACGATCAGTTATATGTATTCAGTGTTTGAGTTACAAGCAGCTCAAAAATTAAATTTAGCACTTGAAGCAGATAAAGTAGAGGCCGCTCGTCTAGCTGCAGAAAAACACTTAAGTAACATTGCTTGGTATGGCAATGCTCTTACCGGAGTTAAGGGCTTCTTAAATCAGACGGGTGTAACCATAGTTACAGCTCAACATAACT